ACGTCTGAACTGATCCAGACGGGAGGGGGAGGGTCAAAAGTCCACAGCCGGCGGCTCCCATACCCGTGCCCCCCGTCCGTTCGCAATGAGATAAAATTTGGGATGGGGGGATGTCGCCCGTTTCGGGAGGTAACCCCATGAGCAGCAACGCTATTCAGAGCATTGAAGGCGTACCGAATGAGCCCGATTGGGCGTCACTATTCGCCGAAACAGCCGATGCCGAAGCCGCCCATGAGCAGTGGGCGGTCGTTTGCCGCGAACTCCGGGATGCCGGAACGCTGGCCGTTTCGAACGGCCACGCGATCAAGCGCCTTGTCGAATTCCGGGTCCAGTTCGAGCGGGCTTCTCGCCACGTCGCTGAGCACGGTCCAATCATTACGGCGAAGCGCGCTAAGATCGGCCAGTGGAATCCGCACTGGTCGGTAATGCGGCAGGCGGACGAAGCCATCCGGGCAATTGAATCGGAGTTGGGAATTTCACCGGCTCGCCGAGGGAAGGTAACGAAGGTGGCGCGTGGCAAGAAGACTTCCCGCGCCGCGGACGCGTACCTCAAACCCGCATCCGACTGACCCGACCACGGCCTACACAACCGATGTTGTGGCGGGCAGGATTGTAGCTGGCGAGCACCATACTGCAGCCGCCGAGCGGCACCTGAAGGATTTGCGCGACGGACCGGCCCGCGGGCTGCATTGGCGCCCTGAGCTTGCGGCCCGAGCGATAGGCTTTCCGCCAGCGGTTCTCAGCGTGACGGCTGGCGCGCATGAAGGTCGCCCGTTCAACCTGCTGTCCTGGCAGTTATTCTGCACAGGCAGCCTGTTCGGTTGGCGCAAAGACAGCGGCCGCATGCGCTTTCGATCCGCATGGGTCGAGACCGGGAAAGGCCAGGCGAAGAGCCCATGGATGGCAGCCACAGGGCTGTACATGGGCGGGTGGCATGGCGTTAAGCGCGCCGAAGTCTATGCGATCGGCCAAGACCGTGCGACCGCGAACGTCCTGTTTCGCGACGCAGTGGCCATGTGCCGGGCAAAGATACCGGGCGGCGAAGAAGACGAGCACGATTCACTTCTGACGCGCGGCGATGTGGTCATCCGTGGCGAACTCGACAACGCCTGGAAGATCGAATTTCCGGAATCCGGAAGCAAGTTTCAGACGCTGGCGAACGGCGAGGCCATATCCGGCCCGCGGCCGACGCTTGTGGCAGCCGATGAGATTCACGAATTCAAATCGAATTCGTCAATAGAGACGTGGAAACGGGCAATCGCAAAGATGCCCGGCGACGCGCTCATGCTGCTCGGCACCAACACACCGGCATCTACGCAGATCGTCGGGACCGACTATTCAGAGTTTTATCAGAAGGTCGCCACTGGCGAAGTCACTGACGACGAGGCGTTTGCCTTCATCGCTCGTGTCGACAAAGCCGACCGCGAGAACGTCTTCGACAACGAGAGTTGCTGGCCAAAGGCGTTGCCGGCGCTCGGCGTAACGTTCCCGGTCGAGAATATCCGCGGCGAGGTGAACACGGCGCGTGTGCTGCTTTCGACCGCGTTTTCGGTCAAGCGGCTGTACTTCGGGATCCCGATCGGTTCGACCGATTTCTGGATTTCGGAGGAAGCCTGGTCAGCCGTTCAGAAGCCTGTCGATCCGGCAACATATAGAGGGCGCAAGTGCTGGCTCTCGCTCGACCTTTCGGACAAGAATGACCTGACGGCCCTGTCAGCGGCTTGGGTGCAGGACAATGCCCGGCTTGCGGTCAAGACCTGGTACTGGACGACAGAGAGCGGCCTGAAGGAACGCGCGCTCGCGGACAACGCAAAGTACGTTGAGTGGGATGCGGATCCGCTGGTCGACTTCACCGCCGTTTCCGGCGCCGTGATCGACAAGACCTTTGTCGCCGAACGGGTCAAAACGCTGTGCGCTGAGCACGACGTTCAGTTCCTCGCCTTCGACAGCGCCGGCATGGCCGACTTTATCGCGGCCTGTGAGGCGATCGGCTTTCCGGTCTGGAAATACGAGGGGCCGGACAAGCCCGAGGGTCAGGGTCTGAAGCTCGTCGCACACGGCCAGGGCAAACGCATCGTATTCGAAGATCGGGCGCTCTGCATGCCGCGGTCCGTCGAGAAACTGGAAGATCGCATCCTCGCCGGCACGATCGATATCGACAATTCGCCCGTGACCTATATGTGCGCCGGCAACGCGTTTCTGGATGCCGACGGACAAGGTAACCGCGCATTCGACAAGAAACGGTCGCGTGGCCGCATCGATGGCCTGGTAACGATCGCGATGGCTGCTGGCGCCGCGGACAATGACTTCGACGGTACGCCAGTCTCCCCTTGGGACGATCCGGCCTACAAATATCAGGTGGCATAATGGGATTTTTTGACCGTTGGCGAGGTCGCGAACAGCGCGCCTCGATCGAAGACCCGCGCGTGCCGATATCTTCGCCGAACATCATCACCTTCCTCGGCCTGGATGCTATTTCCGCTTCCGGCGAGACCGTCACCATTGACTCGGCGATGGGAGTTCCTGCGGTTTGGGCCGCGGTGAACTTCATGTCGGGCACGCTGGCAGGCTTGCCGCTGCACGTTTATCGCCGGACCGATGAAGGCAGGGAGAGGGTCAAGGGTGGGCTAGCAACCATCCTCCACGATGCCGTCAATGACGAAACGTCCAGCTTCGAATGGCGCAAGCATTGCTTTGACCAAGCCTTTACGGGCGGGCGGGCCTATTCGTTCATCGAGCGGAGCGCAGGGCGCAAGGTCACGAACCTGTGGCCGCTCGATCCAACGAAGACAGTGGTCAAGCGGGAGAGTGGGCGGAAGTTCTACCAATATAAGGACGGTAGCCGCACCCACCGGTACGACGCGGCGGAAATTATTGACATACCGTTCATGCTGAAGAGCGACATGCTCCAGCATCGATCGCCGATCTTGGCAAACAAAGACATCATCGGCCTGGCGCAGGCAGTCACCAAATACGGCGCCAAATTCTTCCAAAATGGCGGCGTGCCGCCGTTCGTTATTGAAGGGCCGTTCCAGTCGCCCGGCGCCATGACGCGCGCAGCGGAGGACTTGTCAGCAGCCGTGCAGAAAGCGGCAAAAGACAACCGCTTGGCCCTCTCATTGCCGGCCGGGCACACGTTAAAGCAGATCGGTGTTGACCCGGAAAAGAGCCAGCTTGTCGAGCTGCAGCGATTCATAATCGAGCAGATTGCCCGGATTTACTCGCTACCTCCGACGTTCTTGCAGGATCTGACCCACGGAACGTTTTCCAACACCGAGCAGCAAGACCTGCACTTCGTGAAGCACACCCTGAAACGATGGGTTGAGCAGTTCGAGCAGGAATTGAACCTGAAGCTCTTCGGCCGTGGCAACACCCGCCAATACTGCGAGGCGAACGTCGACGGGCTGCTCCGCGGCGACTTCAAGACCCGCATGGAAGGAAACGCTCGGGCCATCCAGACCGGCCAGCTTACGCCGAACGAAGCCAGAGCAATGGACAACCGCAAGGCGATGCCTAACGGCGACGACCTCCTGATCCAGGGCGCAACAGTGCCGCTCGGCACACAACCGGTCATGCCGGTGCCTGCCAATGACAACGATGAACCGAAAGCGGATGCCGCATGACGAAGATTGAGAAGCGCACGGCGCTACTCGGCGTGGAGACTCGCGCTGCAGACGACGGCAAGCGTACGCTGGCCGGGTATGCGGCGGTCTTTAATAGTGACGCAGACCTGTATGGCATTTGGATTGAGAGGATTGAGCCTGGCGCATTTACGCCGGCCCTTTCCGCAGATGTTCGCGCGCTAGTAGACCACGACACAGGCCGAGTGATCGGCCGTACAAAGTCGGGGACTTTGCGGCTGGCGGAAGACGCCAAGGGCCTGCACGTCGAGATCGACGTGCCGGATACCACGGACGGCAATGACCTTTGGACTCTGGTTGAGCGCGGCGATATCTCCGGCATGTCCTTTGGGTTCATTGTGACGAAGCAGGAATGGGACGAGAGTGTTGAGCCGCCAATTCGCACGATCAAGGAAGTCGAACTCCTTGAGGTAAGCGCGGTAGCGTTTCCGGCGTACGACGATACCTCAATCGGCAAACGATCACTTCAAGAGTGGCGTGATGCACGGTCGAACGAGACCATAAAAGATCCGGCGGCGACGCCGGTTAACCGGGCAGCCGCGAACCTAAAGCAGCGGCTGGCCATGCGCTTGGACTTGAAAGTCCGCACCGGCGCCTAGTCGCCGTTTCCCACCAACCTCATCCACACACCGCTCGCTTCGGCGGGCCGTTTTCTTTTGGAGAATCCAATTGACCGTACAAATTACCGAGCTTCGCGAGAAGCAGGCCCGCATCGCCACCAACGCTCGCGCGAAATTCGACGAGATCAATGACGACACGCCGGCCGATCGCGCGGCCGAAATCGAACGCGAATTCGACGCCATGATGGTCGAGCACGACGCTATTGGTGCGCGTGCGGAACGGCTTCAGAAGCTGGAAGACGCGGAGAAGCGCGCTAGCCAGGAGGATCCCCGTCGGCCGAAAGGTGAGAATGCGGAATCGCGCCACCAAGGTGATACCGTGCCCGAGTACGGTGATGTGTTCGCGAAAGCGATCCGTTTCGGTGCCGCGACCCTGACTGGTGAGGAGCGTGGCATCCTCATGGAGGGCCGCACGGATGTTCCGAAGGAAATCCGCGCGCAGGCAGCCGGTACAGAATCGGCTGGTGGTTACACGGTCCCGGAAGGCTTCTCTGGCGAGATCGACGTCGCCATGAAGGCTTGGGGGCCGATGTGGGACGCCGACGTCGTTCGCGAACTCACTACCTCGTCCGGCAACCGCATCCCATGGCCGACCATTGACGACACGGCAAAGACCGGCCGTATCAAGGCCGAGAACGCGGCGGTTGACGACGACGGCACTGATGACGCTGTGTTCGGCGAGAAGCAGCTCGATGCGTATGTCTATGACACTGGCATGGTGCGCATTCCCCTCGAACTGCTTCAGGATTCGGCTTTCAATATCGAAAGTCTAATGAATGATCTCTTCGGCGAACGACTTGGCCGCACCGCCAATACGGCACTTACGACTGGTACTGGTTCTTCGCAGCCTAACGGCATTGTGACCGCATCCTCGCTCGGCAAGACGGCAGCCTCGGCTACCGCGCTTACCGCGGACGAGCTGATCGACCTCCTGCATTCCGTCGACCCAGCCTATCGCGCGTCGCCGAAATGCCGCTGGCAGTTCAACGACACCACGCTTGCAACCATTCGCAAGCTCAAGGACGGCCAGGGTAACTACCTTTGGACGATGGGCGATGTTCGTGCGGGCGAACCTTCGCTACTGCTCAATCACCCGTATTCCATCAACCAGGCCATGGCCAACATTGCGGCGAGCGCAAAGCCGGTAATCTTCGGCGATCATAGCCGCTACATCGTCCGCAAGGTGTCCGGCTTCCAGGTACTCACGCTTCGTGAGCGCTATGCCGAGAATTTCCAGATCGGCATGGTCGGCTTCAAGCGCTTCGATGGAGAATTGCTGAATACGGCGGCCGTCCGCCACCTCATCCAGGCTGCTTCGTAAAGTTGCATGAGGCGGGCGGCTTCGGCCGCCCGCTGCCTCATCCGGAGGATGGCATAATGAAAATCAAACTGCTTGTTTCGCGCTCTGGTCCTGCCGGCGCGTTCTCCCCAGGCGATGAAATCGACGTGGGAGAGGCCGAGGCGAAGCGCATGTTCGAAGCACAGCCCCCGCAGGCCGTGCCCGTGCGGGAAGCCCGACTGGCGACGGAAGTCGCGACCAAAAAGGGCAAGTAATGTGGACCGGGATTTCCGTCATCATAAGGCCCACGGGCGAACTGATCACGCTAGCAAGGCTGAAAGCCCGCCTGCGGATCGACCACAGTGATGATGACGACCTTCTTGCTGAGCTGCTTAAGGGCGCCGTCGCGCGCGTGGAGGGCCCATCCGGGATCGGCTACGCCCTGATGGAGCAGACGTGGCGCAAGTCCATGGACTGCTTTCCTTGTGTGATCATACTCCCTGGTGCGCCTATCAAGAGCGTTACGGCTATCACTTACGTGGACACCGACGGCGCTACGCAGACGTTGGACAGCGCCGATTACCGCATTGATGTCGATAGCGAGCCGGCTCGTATCGTGCCGGCTTACGGCACTGCGTGGCCGTCAGCTCGACACGTAATCGGCGCCGTCAAAATCGATTACAGATTAGGCGAAACCGACGCCGCGAACGTTGAGCAGGACTTGATCGACGCTGTTTGCCTGATCGTGGCTCATCGCTACGAAAACCGCGAGGCGGTTCTCAATGAGACCGCCCATGAACTGCCCCTCGGCGTTCAATGGATATTAGACGAGCACGTCCGCGGGCACGTGGCGGCCTAATCCAACTCAGTTAAAGGAGGCCAACGGTGGCCGATATCATCATCAACGCGGCGGATGTCGTCGCCGGTTCGAACGCAACAAAAGAGGCCGGCACGGCGGGTGAGGTGATTACAGCCGGCCAGGCCGTTTACCGCGCCAGCGCAACCGGCAAATACATGCTGGCTGACAACGATTCCGCTACGGCGGAAGTGCGTCAGCCCCGCGGTATTGCGCTGAACGGCGCGACTGCGAACCAGCCGCTTACTATCGCCCGCAGTGGCGACATCACGATCGGTGGCACGTTAACCGCTGGTATGGACTATTACCTCTCGGCGGCGCCAGGAGGGGTTTGCCCTCGTGCCGATATTCTGGCGGGCGATTACGTCTGTCTGCTTGGACTGGCCAAGAGCACATCGGTTCTCGCGCTCGATATCCAATATCCGGGCGTCGCGCTCTAGGCCCATGGCGAAGAAGCCAGCCGCGGGCAGCCTCAAATATCGGGTCGACTGCCAGAAACGAACTGAAGTCGACGACGGTTACGGCAACACGGTCAGCCGCGACTTCGAGACCCAGTTCACCGCCAGCGCTGCTTATCAACACCTGCGGGGCGGCGAGGGCGTGATTGCCGCGCGCCTCGAAAACCGTCACCCGATGATCGTTCTCGTCCGGGCATCTTCGGACACAAGACAGATCACCTCCGACTGGCGGCTGGTCGATACCCGCGATGGTTCCGCCTTTGCTATTCGCGATGTGACGCACGAAACGGACCGAGCATGGATCTCGCTACTCGTTGAAAAAGGAGTTGCGGCTTGATGCCTTGGGTTCGCTTTACTGCCGATTTCGACTGGAAGCCGCGGCCGCAAGTGACCATCGCCTACCGCATGGGCCAAGAGGTGAACGTCACAACGCTCTGCGCAGCGAGAGCTGTCAGCGCCAGCATGGCTGTCCGGATCAAGAAGGCTAAGAAATTAAATGCGGATCAAGGCGAAGGTTGAAGGTCGCGACGCAGTCATGCGGCGGTTGCGGCTATTAGTTCCCGAAGCCGAGAAGGAGCTTGCCAAGGCCCAGCTTGAGGGCGCGCAGGAACTCGCAGAGCGCATCCGCCCAAGGGCGCCCGTAGGAGAGCCTGGCGGCGGTGCGTATGCTGCTAGTATCAAAGGCGAACGCCTTGCCGGTCGGGTGGTAGCGAAGCCGAGGAAAGGTGCCAAGGGTCAGACTAAGGATCCGAACGCGACCGGGATTTTCGCGAGCCCGCTTTGGCATCTGCTCGAATTCGGCACCGCCGAGCGGTTTCACAAATCGGGCAAGTCGGTCGGTGCTGGCCCAGCCATTCCACACATCTTCCCGACCTATCGGGCGTTTCGAAAGCGTCTGCGCCGCATGATGGCGGGCGCAGTCAACAAAGCAGTTCGCAGGGTTCGTAACACATGACCTCGCCAGCCAAAGAACTGCAGGGCGCGATCGTCTCTCGCCTAAAGGCCGACGCGACTGTGACTGCCTTGGTCGAACAGCGCATTTACGATCATGTTCCGCGGTCGACGACGGGCGACGTTTCCGCGACCTTCCCGTTTGTTGGAATAGCCAATTGGCAGGAGATTTCGGACGACGCTGATTGCATCAACGGCTACCAAATATTCGTCGACCTGGATTGCTGGTCAAGGAGTGTTGGGTTTCCGCAAGTCCACGACCTAGCTGATGCCGTGCGGGCGGCGTTATCGGATGCCGAATTCGCCTTAAGCGCCAACGCGCTCGTCTACTTTGAGTGCCGAGAGAACCGGACTTTCCGTGATCCTGACGGCCTCTCCAGTCACGCGATCCTCACCTTCGAGGCCTTCGTAGAGCAGCCGTAACCCTCACCAGAACTTACCCATCAACAGCCCGCCTTTGTGCGGGCTTTTTCATTTTGAAGGAGCCACGACATTGGCACAGCCGACGACCATTAAAGGCGGCAAAGTCCGCGTTCTACTCGACCTGACCGGTGGCGGGACCTACACCGCGCCGTGCGGTTTCACGTCGAAATCGATCACGCTCAACAAGGCGCTGAACGATTTCCAGATTCCTGACTGTGACAATCCGGACTTGGTGGACTGGCTTGGTCGCGATGCCGTGTCGCTCTCCATGTCGGTAAGCGGAGAAGGCGTTCTTGCGTCCGAATCCGTGGAGACATGGCTGGATGCGTGGGAGGATGTCGACTCCGTTGCAGTCAAGGTCGAGTGGGAGTTCCCCGCCAAGACGATCACCTGGACTGGCAGCATGCACGTCGAGAACTTTGACGTCGGCGCACAGAACGCCCAGCGGGCGACTGCCTCGGTTTCGCTCCAGTCAGACGGCGTCATGACGCGTGTGGTGACCTAATGAGTCGTGACGCTTCAGTCACGCTCGACTTCGGGGATAACACTTATCTTTTTCGCCTTGCCTGGGGCGAACTTGAGAAGCTCCAGGAGGAGCGCGACACCGGCCCGTATGTAATCCTCGACAGGCTCCTCACCGGCCGGTGGCTTGTTCAAGACATCGCCTCCCCGATCCGGCTTGGCCTGATCGGCGGCGGCATGGAACCGATCGCGGCGCTCAAACTGACCCGGGCATATGTCGAAGGCCGTCCGCCTCTGGAAAACCTCGTCGTAGCGCAGCGCGTGCTCGGCGCGGGGCTTCTGGGTGCCTCCGACGAGGATGAAGTCGGAAAAAAATCCGGGGCGGCAAGTCCGGAGGAGGAGAAGTCCCTCTCCCCAACGGAAAACTCCGATTTGCCGCCATCTACGGGAACGGAGCCATCCTCGGCTTCACGCCGCAAGAAGTCGGCCGGATGAGCGTCTGGCAATACATGGCCGCCCTTGATGGCCATGCACGAGCAAATGATCCCGACGGCGACAAGAGATTGTCCGGCAGCGAGCAGGACGAACTCTGGGACTGGCTGCAAAGCAAGGAATGATCTGGCATGGCCGGTGATACCGAAGACCTGGTGCTTTCGATCAGCGCCGATGTGCGCCAGATGCAGCGCGCGCTTTCGCGTCTGACTGGCGACACGGCGAAGACGACTGCTGTTATTCAGCAGCAGTTCGACAGCATGGGCGACGTCGGAGGCAAAGCCTTCGACAAGATAGCGGACAACAGCAACCGGGCATTTTCGAAAGGCTCGCAGAACGCTGCCAAGTTTGGTCAGGCGATGAAGGTGTCGAGCTTTCAGACCGGCAACCTTGCCGCGCAGTTGAACGACATCGGCGTCCAGCTTGCCGGCGGCCAGTCGCCATTCCTGATAGCTCTTCAACAGGGCACGCAGATCAACCAGGTGCTCGGGCAAGGGGGCGCGCGTAGCGCTGTCGCTGCTCTTGGCGGTGCGGCCAAGTCCCTGATCAACCCTGTGTCGCTGGCGACGATCGCCATCATTGGCCTCGGCGGTGCGGCGGTCCAGTACGCCACTTCGTTCCTTGGCGACAGCAAGGATATGGCAAAGGCTCTGAAGGAAGAGGCCGAGCTGATCGATAAGGTCGCTCAGAAGTGGGGCGATGCACTCCCCGCGCTTAAAAAATACAATGACGAGCGCAAGCGGCTTCAGGAAGACACCGATATCACGACCGCCGTCGAGGCCGTCGCGCAGGGCGAATACGAGAAAATTCGCGAGATCATCACGGACGTTCGCGGAGAGATCGGCCGGCTTGTCGTCGACCTTCAGCAGGCTGGCGCAGAAGATACGGAAATTCTGACGCTTCAGAAGGTTTTCAACACTCTCTTCCAAGAGGTTGAGGACGGCAACGCAAAGTTCGAGCGGCTGCGCCAGGTTCAGGCTGCGCTCAACGATCTATTCAAGAACACCGGCATTCCCGCCGCAAAGGATATGGCCGACAGCATCGGCCAGATTGCGGATGAGCTTGAGCGCGCCATTGATGCGGCCAACCAGCTTCGCGCCGAGAACGCTATCCGCGACTTCTTCCAGCGCTCGCCGCTCGGCACGCTGGGAGGCCTTGGCCCGGTCACAAGCGGTGGCGGGCAATTCCTCAACCCCGGTCAGCTGCAAGATTTCCGGGCGAGCAACACGCCTTCGCAGTTCGAGCAGGATCTCGAACGGGCAAGCGGCGCGATCGACAGTTTCGTCGAACGTGTGATCAAGGCGGAAAGCGGAGGCAGGGCCGACGCCAAGAATCCGAATTCATCGGCGACGGGTGCCGGCCAGTTCATCGAATCCACTTGGCTGGATCTGTTTCGACGCCATTTCCCTGCCCGTGCGCAGACCATGGGTCGCGATGCGATCCTTGAGCTTCGCAAGGACGCAGACGTCAGCCGCTCGCTGATCAGGGCCTACGCCAAGGAAAATGCAGCGGTGCTTCAGCGCGACGGCGTCTCGGTCAACGAGGCTGCGCTTCAGCTTTCCCACTTCCTTGGAGCTGGGGATGCTGCGAAAGTTCTCCGGGCTGCGCCCGGCACTCCTCTCGCCGGTCTGATCTCCCAGGCATCGATAAACGCCAATCCGACTATTCTCGGCGGCGGTCGAACGGTTGACGATGCCATCTCCTATGCGGAACGCCGCGCCAGCGCGTCGTCGACTAGGACATCCCGTGAGAAAAGAACGCCGGCCGACATCTTCGCCGGTAGCACTCAGCAGATTCAAGCTCGCATTGACCTGATCAACGCCGAAATCGAAGCGCAGAGCCGACTAAACCCACTGATCGAAGACTATGGCTTTGAAGTCGAAAAAGCGCGCATCAAGCAGCAGCTCCTCAACGATGCCAAGAAGGCCGGCGTTGAGGTAACGCCCGCCCTTGCTGCACAAATCGACCAACTGGCCGGAAACTATGCCAGGGCCTCAGCCAGTGCAGATCAGTTGCGGGCCAGCCAAGAGCGCGCCGCGCAGGCAGCCCAGGAGTTCAGCGAGTTCAGCAAGGATATGCTGGGCGGTTTCATCCAAGATCTGCGTGAAGGCAAATCGGCGTCAGAGGCGTTCGCAAACGCGCTGCAGAAAGTCGGCGACAAGTTGCTTGAGGTTGGCCTGAACGCCCTGTTCGGTGGTGGCGGAGGTGGCGGCCTGTTTGGCGGTGGCGGTGGACTCCTCGGTGGTGCGATCATTCCTGGCATCCTGCACAAGGGCGGCGTTGCCGGTAGCGATGGCTACAGCCACGGCCGCGCGGTCTCCCCATCGGTGTTTGCCGGCGCGCGGCGTTACCACAAGGGTGGCGTGGCAGGCCTTCAGGCTGGCGAGGTTCCTGCAATCCTTCAGCGTGGCGAAATTGTCATTCCGAAGGGTGGTCGCTTGGGCGGGGGCGGTCAGTCGATCGTCATCAACGCACCTATCAATGCGCCAGGCGCGGACGCCGCGGCGTTGGCGCGCGTGGAACGCTCCGTGCAGGACCTCGGAAGGAACATCCCAAAGATGGTCGACGCCCGAACCGATGCTCGGCAGACACGAAAGGTTCGCGCCTGATGGGCCGGCTCGTCTCTTGGCCTGTGGGGCTTCGTGCGAACTTCCGCGAGCCACTGTCTGGTCCGCGCGCCGTGAGTGGCGGCGCGACGCAGTCGATCGGCAATTTCGTGCAGACCTTTGCCTCGCCGTTCGGCTTATGGCGCTGGCGTTTCTCGTTTCCGTCGATCCGAGGCGCGATGTTTCGGCGCTACCGCGGCTGGGTCACGGCCCAGCATGGCGGCGCCAATGCGACGCGCGTGCCGTTCTGCGATTGGGATGGGCTGAACTTTGCTGAACGGGGCATCGAAACGACTTCCGCTCAATGGCGGCAGGGACAGGTTTGGTCAAATGGGCAGCCATGGTCGAATGGCCAGAACTGGCATTCGAGCAACCCTGTCGTGGCGGTCGCGGCTGCGGCGGCACTCGACCATACGGAAATCAAACTCGCCGATTCCTTTTGGGGGAACGGGCTCGACGTGGGCGACTTCTTCGGCTTCTTCCCGTTCCACTTCGGCCTCTACATGGTCACGGAGCGGATTGATGCCGGTCATTACCGGATATGGCCCCCACTTCGGAATGCGATTGCGACAACCGATTTCGCAACACTCAACCCCGTGATGGCAATGCGGCTGGAGAGCGAGGATGCGGCTAACGCTCCTCGTGGCGCCGCATTCGCGGAAGGCCTTTCCGTAACGCTGGTCGAGACGCTCGACTACGACGTGCGCGACTACTTCGCAGACTAATTTCTCTGACATCGCGGGGGCCGAATGGCCATCTTTACCGAGGCCGATCTCGATCGGTTGGCCGCGCCACACGTTGCGCGCGCCTGGTTTCTCGAAATGGACCTGCCGTCTGGTCTGACGCGGCTGCATAGCGGCACTGGCCGGGTGTCCATCGGTGGCCATGAGTGGCGCGGGGTCTCCGATCCGATCGGCGGTCAGCTTGTCACGCTGTCCAACATCGAGGAACCGCGGTTCGGCCAGGCTGTGGCGGTCAACGTCACGCTGTCTGGCGCCAACCGTGAATTCTTCAAGTCGGTGCACACCGACGCGAGAGCGATCGAGGGGCGGCGCGCCGACCTCTACTGGGCGGCCTTCGATGGGGAAACCGGCGAGGTGCTGATCGGTCTTAAGAAGCTCTTTCCGGGCAAGATCACGTCGCCCTCGCTGCAATGGCAGGGCATCGGTATTCGCACCGTATCGATCACCATCGAAAGTATCTGGTCAAGCCAGAATTATGCTGTCGGTGGCAAGTGGAACGGGGCTGATCAGCGCCGCCGCTACCCCGGCGATAGGGGGCTAGATTTTGTCGGCGTGAAGGTTTCGGAGAACTGGTCAGCATGACCCAGCCAAGCGAACTTTCGCGCGCCGAGCAACTCCAAGCCTTCATCATGGCTGTTGAGGGCAAGCCGGTCGAATGGGGCAGGGACGACTGCACCGCTTGGGCGGCAGATTGGGTTACGGAGATCACCGGCAAGGAAGTGCCTCGGCTCGGTTCCTATTCGACGCTAGACGAGGCGCACACGATCATCGACGAGGCGGGCGGGCTGGATGTGCTCTGGTCGATGGCGCTCGCACCACTCAGCATTTACGAGACGCCGTTCGAGCCGCAACTGGGCGACGTTGGCATCGTCAACACATCGCGGCTCGGCCATGTCGGCGTGATCTTCGCGCAGGATGGCGTTGCGCTTTGGCGCTCGTTCCAAGGCACCGCGCTGATCCGGCCGCGCGCCCGCGACATCGTCAAAGTGTGGGCATTGCCCGCTTAGCCGTCACGGCAACGCCGAAAGGCTATCCATGAAATTCCTGAAGCTTGTGCTGCTGGCAAACATTTGCCTGCCGCTGACGGCTGTTCCGGCTTCGGCCGATCCGATCTCAATCGGCAGCTTTGTCATTTCGTCATTGCTGTCGATCGGGGCAGGGGGCCTTTTGCCAGCCGTGTCCGCGGCGGCAATTGGCAACGCCGTTATTGGCGCAGCGATCATCGGAGCATCTCTGCTGTCGTCGGTTTTGGGAGAGGCACCCAAGATCAATCCGGGCGACTTCAAATCAACATTCGAGACCGGCGACAGTTCGGAAATCCGGGCAGTCGGCCGCGTCCGCGTCGGCGGGCTGAAAGCCTTCGGCAACACGGCGTCGGGCACGCGCCGTTTTCGCCTGATCTGCCACACCAAGGGGAAGACCACCGCCGTTGAGGAACATTACCTCGGTGGGCGCGAGGTAACGGTTGAAAGCGACGGCGCGGTTTCCTCACCGCCATGGGCCCGCTCGGGAGGCTCGTGGGCATTCATCAAGAGCAAGATCGGCGACGGGACGGAAACGGCCTGGGACGACCTCCTGACTTATTTTCCGGTGCTGTGGACGGCGGAGCATCGCGTTCGCGGGATCGCGCAGTCGCTGGTTCAATACATCTCGCCGGGCATTGCCGACGACAAGTTCACCAAGCTCTATCAGCAGGGGCCGCCCGATTACGAGCGCGTGCAGCGTTCCGAGCCGATATACGACCCGCGCGACATCGGCCAAGAGGCCGACGACGAGGCGACATGGGCCTATGAGGACAACGGGCCGCTCTGCGCAGCGCACATCCTTCGCAGCTATCCGAGCCTGGCCGTCGAGGATTTCGATTATCCCCTCATAGGCGCGGAAGCGACCAAGGCGGACGTACTGGTCACCACCAAGGCCGGCACGGAACCGCGGTCGCGCTGCTGGGGCATGTGGGCGTCGGAAACGCCGCGCGGCGATGTCATGGACCAGGTGCTGAAGTCGATCGGCGCCGAGATCGTAGCGACCGACGACAACAGCTTCAGTATCCGGCTGATAGACGACGTTCGCACGCCGGAAATCACCTTCACGGCAAGGCACATCATCGATCTGCAGTGGCGCTCGGGGCCGGAGAGCGTCGAGCGGCCGAACATCTGCCGGGTGAACTACTACTCGCCAGAGCGCAACTACGAGATGACGGAGATCGACCTCACCGGCATCGCGTGGGCGCGCAATCAAGACGAGATTGACCGCGTCGGCGAACAGTACATGGATGTCGACCTGCCGTTCTGCCCCTCGGCGAGCCAAGCGCAGCGAATCGCTCGCCGGCTGTTCGCGCTGGCGCGGGCCGATGCCGGTGTGGTCAAGACGAACTTCGCGGGCCTTGCCGCCTGGGGGCTAACGGTCGCCGACATCGAACTGCCGGATCTCGACGTGACGGAGACCTGCGCGATCGGCACGCCGCGCGTCAATGACGAGGAAGGTACGGTCGAAATCCCGTTCGTGGTCTGGCCGACGTTGACGCCGTGGAACCCGGCCGTCGACGAGGCTGCAGCGCCGCCGGAAGTGCCGGAAATGGCCTATGAGAGCGAGCTGGACACGCCAGTAGCGCCGAGCGAAGCGAGCGTGGTGCAGTATGCCGATCTCTCCTATGAGACGCGGGTGAAGTTCACGGGGGTCGACGGCGGGTCGATCGCCGAGGCGGTCTACCGGACCTACACCGACGGCGAGCCTGACGCCTATTCCAGCATGACGGAATATTCCGGGGCAGGGCTCGATCGGTACGCCTACGACGCGACGAGCACGGTCGGCGAGAAGGTCGATTTCAAGTGCCGGTTCTTCAACAGCGACGGCGATGGCTCGTATTTCTCGCCGCTGCTGACGATCGACCCGATGGCGATCGACAATACAGCGCCGCCGGCTCCTGGATTGGGTGGGAGCGTCACCGGCCCGACAGAAGGTCAGTACCACGTCACTGTCACTGCCACGTTGAACGGCATGAATGCGGTCAGCTTCAAGATCCAGAAGTTGTTTCTATTCGAGTGGACTGATGTCGCAAGTAGTAACGGCAGGCCTGGAACAGGATTGGTCCACACTGAAGATGCGACGGCAGGATCTGGGGACCGAGAGTTCCGCGCCATTGCCTACACATCGGATGGCACCGAAAGCCCCATAGCAACCTACACCGCACACATTCCGGCTTAGCTCGCCGCAATACCCAAAAGTCTGGAGACTGCCTGATGTCGCTTTTCACGAAGCTCGGCACGGAAATCAATGCGCCTGTTACCTCGGCCGGCGTGCCTCGCGGCGCGAACATGTTCGACGAGATGGTATGGAAGACGGAGATCGAATCCGTCGTCACCGCCTTCACGTCCAATGGAGGGCTGATTTACGCGACAAAGGCGCAACTCGACGCCGACCTGGCTCACGGGGCGAATTCTTCCGCATGGGTGATCGGTGACAGCACCGTCGCCAACAACGGCATTTATCGGAAGTCGGGAGTGTCCGGGGCAGGTTCCTGGTCGCGGGTTGGGGATCTGCCATACAGCTTCATTCGGGCATTTGATGCGGGCGCGGGCACTCCAAATGCGATCGTCGCCACTACCCCCATTCCTATTCCGGCCGCAGATGGGGGCGCACTGATTACGCTCAACATCTTCGAGGCCAACACTGCCTCGCCCGTAACTGTCGCCCTCAACGGCGGCCCGGCGCGGACGATCAAAACGAACTCGGGCAACGACGTTTCGGTTGGCGGGCTTACGGCAGGCATGGTTGTCGCGGGCTATGTGTCCGGTTCGACATTCCGGCTGCTGTCGGACCAGGCGAGCGCCGCGATTCAGGCCGCGGCAGAGGCTGCGGCCGCTCTTTCCCAAGCATGGGCAGAAGGCACTTTGCCAGGCGGCCCCGGCACCTTGTCGTCCAAGGAGTGGGCGCAACTAGCGGAAACGACCTTTGAAACCAACGCTGCTGCAGTCATCCCATCGGTGCAACGTTTCGCTGTTGGCGCCGCGGTGCAGAGCGTGGATACGGGCATCGCTGGTTTGGTCGGCGCCGCAGTGCGCGTCTTCATCGACGGCGTTTATCAGTTCTCCAACACTTGGGGCATCGCAGCGGGCGTCATCACTCCTGTCGGTGGAACATGGCCCGGCGATGGCCTTGTCGAGAATATGGAAGTCATCATCGACGCGACTTCCGCAATCGCGTTCAACGTGCCTTCTGATGAATCGGTAAGCCGGCAGAAGATTGAACCTGAATTGCTGGAAGACTTGTCCGGGTTCTCGACTGATACGCCTTTCGGACGCGCCGGCTTGCGGGTGTTGCTCGGTCTTGAAAATGACGCTCACTACGGGTTCAACAACGGCATTCTCGACGCCGGAGGCGGCAAGTGGGTCTTCGTCTATCGCAGGGCGCCGAACCACACAGTCGTCAACGGTTCGGAAATTCGTGCGGTCGACACCTACGACAAGGGTGCAACGCTCGAAAACGATCGGCTGATATTCACTGACGCCAGCTACGACACGCGCAATTTTGTGTCGCGGGTTATGGCAAACGGCAGATTGGGCATTATTGCCTCCCGCCGCGCAGCCGGAACGCTTGTCTACACCAACCCGATCTTCATCTATAGCGATGACGATGGCTCCACCTGGTCGAGCGCCGCCGTTACCTCCGCGCCGGGGGGCACGCCAGTTAACTTTCACGGCAACCTTATCGACTATCCGACGAGCGTTGGCGGAGATGATGCTGAGGGGTTTATCGCCTACACCTACGGGGGTGTAGCGGGCACCGTTGACGCATTCAGGACCACAGACAACGGAGCGACATGGTCGTGGTCGCCAAGTATCGCAACGTCCCCGATGACCATGACCGAGTTAAGCGTTTCACGCCTTGGAACGCAGGACAAATGGATCATGTTCGCCCGGCCATCCGGTGCGATTGGCGACCCGGGTCAAGCTTGGGTTTCGGCTAACCCTCTGAGCTTTGGTGCTTCCGGATCTGCCGGCGTTGAGGCGGCGGGCAACCCGCCGATGACGATCTACGACGATGAAACCGGCAAGTTCTGGTACAGCGTCGTTGCGCGCCGTGACCGGGGCTGGCAGAGAGGTGTCACTGTCGGCATTGAAAACGTCCTGTTGATGTGTTCGGCCGATGCGGATGCGCTCTATGCCGCAGGCGGCGACATGTCCGCGCTCGGCGTTGACTGGAGTATCGTTTGCTACCTGCCGGATTGGGCATCCGGCTATTTTTTCCCGTATAAAATAGACGGGAAATGGTATGCAGGTTTTGTCTGCGGAGAAGATGCAGTCGACCACACTTACAGCAAGCTGTGCCTGATTGGCGATTTCACTTCCACGGGTGTCGACAAGCTGAATTTCGCTCAAATGATGGCGTGGAGCGCGGTAGGCACTCGTGCAATCTACAGGCAAGGATTGCAGGCGGGGTTCGGAGCAACGCCACCCAGTGAAGTCGGGTATCTCACGGTGGGTGTCGCCTCTACATCGACTGGCATTGTTTCCGAAACTACCTCAGCAGCCGCAAGAGAGCACTGGCGAATCCTAAACGCGAACGGTCTTGTTGGCTCGGTCACAACCGCCGCCAGCGCTACGACCTTCAATACCACGTCGGACGGCCAGCTAAAAGTGAGCCGTCAAGACCTAACGGTCGAGCTAGACATCGACGCTATCGTTGATGCCTTGCAGCCGCAGGCTTTTGATTGGCTGGACCAGAAAGGCAATCCGACAGGTGAGAGGGGCTATGGCCTTATCGCGCAGGACGTTCATACGGTCGTACCGTCGGCAGTCAAAGTCGGACGAGGGAAGCCCGGCGACCAAGACTATGATCCGTGGGGCATGGATTATTCTAAGCTGGTTATCTTCCTCTTGGCAAAAATGAAACTGATGGACGAGCGACTCAAAAATATTGAAGGAGGCCAGTGATGGTGGCGCCGACGAAAACCAGCTTTGGCGTAACGGGTGCGGCGGTCCTTGCTCGCGCCAATCAAACAGGCGAGCAGGCAATATCCACCATCACCGGCTTGCAGGCCGCGTTGGACGGAAAGGCGAGTGCAATCCTGTCAGGTTCTTGGACGCCTGCGCTGGCTGGTGGGACAACGCCTGGCACACCTACTTATACAACGCGGGAGGGTTACTACACGCGGATCGGCAATATTGTCGTAGCTCAGGCATATCTTGTAATTTCAGGGGTGGGCGGAGCGGTAGGAACAGCCACGATTACAGGGTTGCCGTTTTCGCTAGCTTCAGGAACGGGCAAGCGGGCCCCTTTCAACATCGCCTTCTGGTCCGGCATCACGTTGCCGGCTGGATCGATTCATTTGGTTGGATTTTTCCAGTCTGGTACAGTCATCCAGATGCAACGTTGGACGGTTTCCTCAGGTGGAACAGCCCTGGCTATTTCCGACCTAACGGCTCCCACGACGATCTATGGCACCGTGACATATGAGGCGGCTTGAGGTGCCCTATTCGGCCGGGCCGGCCCGCCATGAAAAAGCCGGCAGCCAGTTTTGAGGATAAGGGACGGACGCCAGTAATTTGCCATATGGGGATATGGCAATGATCAGAGTATACCGTCGAGGGGCATAGATTTAACCTTGACCAATGGTATGTGCGGAGCACTCTCACGGCATGGTGATACTGCACTCACTCTGGCTTGTTTCGGCCAATGCCGTGGCCTCGTCGCGCGCAGTTTGGGCCTCGGTATTCACCGCTCGCTTCAGGCTTGGATTCACCCTCGGGATTTTCGTCGGCATTGTTCTCCAAGCGGTTGTTCTTCTTCTCCTTCGTCAGTAACGAGGACCTGAGCCATTTAACTTGGAACAAGGTGCCTGGGTCGCAGTTTCCACAGCTTCCAAGGGTGCTTCACTCCCACCCTTTGGACGAGAAGCCCGCCGTTGCGGCCCTTCAGTTGCTCCCGGCGGGTTTCTTGCGCGTTCGGGATCCAGGCAGTGGGCGGCTCGGGGTTTACAAGGCCGTCGAGCGAGCAGTTCTTCCGTGACGTGGTTTCCTGAACCGGCTTACGCCGCACCCGTCGCTCCTGTTGCACAAGCTTTCTGGAAATTCAACGCTGATCAGCAATGAACAACACGCTGGTAGATCTCCAGCGTGCACAAACTTAGCACCCCGACCTGCGCCGGCGGATTAGGAACTTGATCAGCCTGTCAGCCGCGATGATGACGATAATCATCAGCAGTGCGCCTAGCCAAAATCCACCATCCATGATGCGCGCACATCTCGCACACCCTCTCTGAAAACTCAAGGTGAAACCATGTCCTACGCATACCGCGTCGGCAGCGCTTTGTCCTGCCTCGGCAACGCTTTGATTGGCGGCGACCCGTCCGAATCCCTCAGCTTGGTTATTGGCCGCTCGATTTTGGCTAGCGGCTTCTGGTCGCGCGTGCCGCTGCCGGGCTGCTTGAAGGCGCATTTTTTGAGGGTTGCTAGGAGGAACAACTAAATGGACCGCAACTTCGCGAGATCGCTGAAACACGTCCTGAAACATGAGGGCGGATATGCGAACAACCCCAAAGACCCGGGCGGCCCGACCAACAAGGGCATCACGCTTGCCACCTTCCGCAGTTATGTAAAAGCCAGCGGCTCGGTCGCGGATTTGAAGGCCATAACGGACGCGCAGGTCGCCACAGTCTACCGAAAGCAGTATTGGAACGCCGTTAATGGCGATGCCCTGCCGGACGGCGTCGATTACGCTGTCTTCGACTTTGCGGTGAACAGCGGGCCGTCTAGGGCGGCCAAGTATCTTCAGGCCGTTGTCGGCGCCAGTCAGGACGGCAAGGTCGGTCCTGGCACGCTCGCGGCCGTCCGAAGCAAGGCGCAAACTTTGGTCATCAACAGACTGTGCGACGACCGCCTCGCGTTCATGAAGCGCATCAAGGACTCCAAGGGCCGCTCGCTTTGGGCGACCTTTGGCAGGGGGTGGAATTCGCGCGTTGCCGCCGTTCGGGCCGAAGCCATGTCAATGGCTGGACAGCGACCGACCGCCACCAAGGATCGGCAAGACACATCAGCAAAGCAACACTGGCTTGCCGCGTTCTTCGCCGCGCTGTTTTCCATATTCAAGAGAGGCTAACCCATGTGGACCAAACTAAAAACCTTCTTCGCTGATAGCGAAACCATCTTTTGGGCGCGCCTGCAGATGTTCGCGGGCATCCTGATTGAGGTGGCGTCTACCGTGGATCCGCTATTACTGCAGCCGGTATTCGGCGACTACTTTCCGTACTTCCTGATTGCGAACGGCCTGCTCACCGAGTACCTGCGCCGTCGTCGCGAAGCGGATATGTGATGACCGCGGCGGGTGGGGTGGCCGTGCTGCTGGTGGGAGTGTTCGCTATTGGCATGCCGCTGGCGGCGTTTGTTGTGTGGCGGTTCGGCGTCGAGTTCGGGTGGTTCAAGTGATTGCCCAAATCGTAGCCGCGATATTCGGCAAGTTCGGCTTCGGATTCGTTGACCGCGTGCTTGGCCACATGGAGCGCAAGGCGGCCAGCGAAACGGAACGGCTGCGCATTGCTGCCGGCCGTGAGTCCGCGGCAAACACAACCGCAGCCAGCGTCGTAAAAGCAGGCATGGAGTTCAAGTGGTTTTGGGCGCCGTGGCTTATGGCGACCGTGCCCCTATCCGCTTGGTTTGGATGGGGAATGCTCGACACGATCGCTAACGGCGCGCTACCTGACGTGGCCGCGATACCGCCCGGCCTGCTGCCTTGGGCGCAGTCGGCTTGGGATAATGTCTTCTACACGGGCGGCGGGGTTGCGGGACTCACCGCCTTGGCCTCTGCAATAAAGGGGCGAAGATGACGGGCGCTATAACGTGGGAGCAAATCGCTGGGTTCACAGCGCTTGCCGGCTCGGTCGGCGGGCTGTGGTGGTTCCTGCAAAAGCAGATCACGGCCGGCGCAAAGGCGCTGGACGAATATAAGCTTTACGTGTCCGACCGGTATATCAAGGCGGAAAGCCTGCAGAAGTTGGAGGAGCGCCTGCTTGCGAGCGAGGCGCGCATGATAGCCTCGATTGAAGGCTTGGGCGATCGGATCGACCGCCTAGTTGACAGAATGCCAGCCACGAAGCGCACCGCTTAACTACCGCACCTACCCAAAACCCCGTTGCCCTAACCGGCAGCGGGGTTTTTTTATGATCCGGGATCTCTTTTGGACGCGAGATGCGGCAATGCAGGAGCAAGGCCACCGCTGCTCTTTAGCCGAGCTGAAACCGCGGCAATTCGCCTATCACTCGTTGTGCTTGGGCCTGAACAGCAGTCTCCCGATCCAGGACGCTGCCTTGTGTGCGGGGTGCGATTTAACAGAAGGTACCTCAAACCTAGAGAAATCCAAGCTCCGCCTGTATCGGAAGGCGGCGCAAGTGCCGTCTTTCAAATCGTCGACCTCCTCAAAGTGGTCGGGATGGCTCGTGATGAAGTCAAACTGAGACCGCATGTAATCTACGCGGTGAGCGTTGTGTTTCTTCCTGAACAGCCAGTAATCCATCAGGACGACAGTGGTCTCGCCAGGAATCCACGACGGACCGAATATTTTCAGGCATCGATAGAACGTGTGGGGGTATTTGGATGCGTCGTCCACGTAAACAGAGATAGGACCGCCGCTCCACTTGGTACGTTTGTCCAACATACCTTTGTGGAGCGTGACATGCCCGAAGGGCTTTAGTGTGTTTGCGACCCAAGGCTCTGTATTCTCTCCCTCCTTAAGGTCAACGCCTTGCTTGCGAGCCTTTTCCGAACTGCTTTCAGACATGTGAAAGTTGTCGAAGCAGTCGATCGTAATACCGTGGTCGGGTTCCCGCTCATTCAGCCCGATGGCCATTTGAGCGGTCCCAGCGCCAAGCCAGCACCCAAGCTCGACTATGGACGTATGCGCCTTCGCGTCTCGACGAGCCAATGCTCTCAGGTATTTACCTATTCTGCGCCCACCCATTTCGGGGATTGCAACGGCTAAGCGCTCAAGTTCTTGGATGTCTTGCATCGGGAAAGCCCCTTATTTCCGTCGAGATTGGCAGAAGACGGATTTCACGAACATCTCCAATCACATGCCAATCTTTTGAATGAGATCACCAAATGCCCAGATCAAAGTGCCTCCCGCGCCAAGCCAAGCGGCACTTCGCAGCAAACTAAGTTCCTGCGCGCTCATCGCGGAAGTATCGCGAATTTCGCGACCGGGATCTCCTTCATCCACAACTACCTCGCCTATCGGTTCCGCCTCCTCCCATAGGCGCAGCGCCTCCTCACGTTCGGCATTGATTTCGTCGACAGTTTTCTCCGAATCATCAGGCTGAAATCTCGGCCCATCCGGATGGAATACAGGCACGCCAAAATGGCCCGACCGGATTCCGAACCCGCCGCCGGCAGGGAAGAAGGAGGAGGGCGATCGGGCAGGTCGGTAGAGTAAAGCCTCCCTAACTGACACCAGAAAGCCGGCCAGCGCCATAACTGCACCGCCGCGGGAAAACCAGTGCCATTCCCCACTCGCAAGGCTCACAATTAGGAATAGCGGAAGCGCGGCCCACCCAGTCGCCAGGACGGTCTTCGGACTTTTCACGAGCCAAGTAAACATACGCACCTCGCCTTAGCCTTTTTTAGGGAATGCGAAGCGCCTGAGCGCCTACAACAGCCTACTGAAATGCACGCCCTATTGCCGTTACAGTTGACCAGCAATTGGTAGAATAACTCAAGCCTCCCTTGTCATATTTTATAGCAGCAACGCCGTTTGCCCCACGATCGGCGGCCTTCTGCTTCAACTGAACGAGTGCTTTTTCTTCAGTCGGCGCGGGGTCGAGCAGGCTATTTTTGCACGATGTGCCGTCAACTTCGCCCAGGTCAAAGGCACCCGCAGGAACAGTGGCGGCGACGGCAACGGTCCCAACCTGGGCAGCGTTCGTGTTTACGATGCCTGCGGCCGGCAATGGGCCAATCACGGCGAGATTGCCTTTACCAGGCGTCTGGGTGCAGCCGGCTAGAACCGCGCAAGCCGCGGCAAGCATAATAGTGCGTTTCATGTTTTCCCCCTTACCCCTACTTACCGTTGCATGCCGGCAGGCCGAAGGCGACCAACGTCGCAATTCTAATTTCATCCTAACTTTGTTTCTGCAGCCCTCTTTGCTCTGAACTCTTCGAGAGCTTTTTTCTTTTTAGCTGCCCATGCGTCGGAATTCGCCCTCGCCTCGGCGCGCTTCTCCTCAGGTGTGAGGCGATGGCATGCGGTGGTATCCTTGTCATGGCGATCATCTGCTTCCGCAAGTGCGGACTTCCGTCGATTCTTCGGCTGCCATATCCTTTCCTCGCCGCTGGGCTTCGCCATTGCGAACCCCGCAGTGATGCCAAAATAGCCCTCATAGAACTTCCTGACCAACGGTACGGCCCGCCCATCATGAAAAGCGTCGACGGCGGGAAACCCCCTTCGCTCCAGTGTAGGCAGGCGTTCCTTCCTCCATCGTTCCGCCCGCGCCTTACCGACGATCGCGACTGCGATCTCGATGTCGGTTGCAAACAGCGGGAGCTTGTCGAGCAGGTTGTTGGTTACGAGGTAGTTCCTGTCGTCAGCCATTATCAGCCCGTTTAGGCTCGGAGCCCTTCACAACCGTGGTGGCGGGGCCAAATTTGTCACTGCGTGCTTCTTCTCCACGCATCAATTTCGAGATGCCGGCCATATTCAGCCCTCCCTTCCTTAGTCAGCTTGAAGATGAACCGGCCGGCGCTATCCCGACCATCGCAACGGGCAATGCCGATCTCGGTAAGTTCGACCATCGTCCGCTCTCCAACGCCGTCGATAGCGTCTGTGCACTGCGGCACAGGATTCCGTCGCCCCAATGCTCGTATGGCAATCTCTTGACGCTCGCTCAGCTTGAACCGCGTTGATGGGGCCGGCCTCGTGTGCGTGCAACCCTTCGTTAACCGGTCGAACGGAACTTGCGTCTCGCGTTCCCATCTTTCGTGAGCGCTTTCAGCCCCCTTAGTGCAGCTGATTATCCCAGCTTCACGATCCAACGCGTCGTCTATCGCCCGCTTGTCCCACCGCCTGGAGCCGAACACCGGCTTCGGTATATGCCCCGCGGCTACCCATCCGGAGAACGTCGCAACGCTGCAGCCGCAATAGGCGGCGGCTTGTGGCCTTGTTAGCAATCGTGGAAGGGAGGGTTGATTGGTCATTCGTCCATTCGCTTTGGCTGGAACGACTTCATTCGAGCCACGCGAGCTTCACGCTCGCGCCGAAGTCTCTGCCTTTTCTCATGGGCCGACAGCCCAGCATCTGCCTTTTTGGCCGAGCCCTTTGATTTCTTTGCAAGGAGCGCCTGAAGACTGCGACTGACATTTAGCGGCGATTGGTGCGCGGGGACGTGCACTGCCCGCCCGTGATACCGAATTGGCTCGGCACGCAATCCCTGCCAGATGTCCAGTTTGTCCTGTGCGCTGAAAAGATAAGTGCGCCCGACGCGCGAGCAGGCGCCTATGTCTCGGGCGAACTTGATGAGCGCGCGCCTTGTGATCCGAAGCTGCCCGGCAACTTCCTCTGCGGTATAAATTGCGCCAAGCTTGTCTTCATCATCGGTCATAGGATAAAGAGTTCCCATGCCCCTGACCTGGAGTCAAGCCATTGTTTTTGCTAGGCGTTTTCGCCTACGGGGTCAATGCGTCAATATACTAGAGCGCCTACGCCTGCCGAGCCCTCAGCCGTACGCCAGGGCCGTTGCCGTTCTGGTCGATGAAGATAACGCCGGCCGCTTCAAGCGCCGCCCGGATTGCCGCCAGGTTGTTTATCGACGGGACGCGTCGACCTTTTTCAAAGTCGCGGATCGTGCTTTCACTTAGATTGGATGCGGCAGCTAGTGTGTTCTGCGACCAATCAAGCAACCCGCGGGCTGCTCGGGACTGCTCAGGCGTAGGCAAGGCAATATCTCCAATTGTTGTCGCAATTCGTTTACCACACACGAAAAGCGTTGACAAAGAAAATGATTCGCGGTTTATGTGAATGGTAAACGTTTTTCGTTGACGAGGAGATTCTTAAATGCCGCATACCTCAATAACACGCCGCGCCGCGCTGGCTGGACTTGCTACCCTCGCTGTCCCGATGGGGTCATCATCTGCTGCAGTGCTCCCGACAACCACCGCAGCGCCTGCCGAAACGCAGTGGCAATTCGAAACCGGCCAGTGCGTGTCTCACGAAGACCAATCAATGCCATCGCTCGTATTGAGCCGGTTCCGCGCCGGAAACGCCAAGGGTAACGAGCTTGAACTTTACGGCGTGCGATCGTTCGCCGCCAACGACCCGCACCGCGATAGGCTTATGGTCGGGAATGTTCTGGTTGACGGCGTGCATGGCAGCGGCCTGTGCAAAGACTGCCTGCTTTTTAATACCGGTATGTGCCCAAACGCACCGGACGCCTGACATGGGTAAGGGCGGACCACGCCCTGAATTGCGCGCCATCCTACGAGAGAAGCAGGGTGGCCGCTGCTGCTATTGCAGGATCAAAATGCGGATCTGCTTTTCGAAC